TCAAGCAAGTATATGTATAGATGCGTCCCTCTGTCCAACCTTACGCCGATCGAGGCTTGCTGTGTGTCTACGCGCTCCTCACTCGAGAAAGCTTACTTCGGTCGCCCAGAGTACTACGGTCGCATCCTCCCCTTCGAGGAAGCAATCGCAGGCTCCGAGCTCAACCCCTACATCCGCGCCATTCCGCGCCAAACCAGTCCAGGTTATCCCCATGTCCTTCGCTCAAAAGGCATGCCCGGAAAGACCTACTGGTTAGGCAAGGAAGGCCCCGTCGACTTCTCAACTGCTCCCATGCAGGAACTCCGTAAGGAAGTCGAAGAGGCCATTGCCCTCATGTCCCAAGGCAAGATCCCTGAATTCGTCTGCCTCGACTTCCTGAAGGATGAACTCCGTCCTTTAGAGAAAGTTGAGACCGGACAGACTAGATTCATATCAGCCACCAACATCGTCCTCTTGACCATTATGAAGATGTATTTTGGTGACTTTTCTGCCTGGATGCAGGAAGCCCGTATCAGCAACTCAAGTGCGATCGGAGTCAACCCACACTCCCCTGAGTGGGAAAGACTCTATCACCATCTCAAGTCCCTTGGCACCGAGAACTTCTCGGATTGCGACGTCAAGGCCCTTGATTCGAGTCTCCTCCCGCATATAGTCGAGCTGATCCTCAAGCACATCATCGAGCCCCACTACAGGAACTCCACTCCCGCTGACAGACTTGTCCGCCGCTGCCTCATCGAGCTCATTGTTCGATCGATGCATGCCCACATGGACACAATCTATCAGTGGCTGATGGGCCACCCCTCTGGCCATTTCTTGACTGCACTCTTGAACACCATTTACATGATGGTTATCTATCGTGCTGCCTGGCTCGTGACCTGTAAGCTCACTCCCGACTACCTCGAGATCTTCGACCAAGAAGTTAGACTCATAGCTCAAGGTGACGACAGCGTCACCAACTGCTCCAAGAACACTGGAGTCTACTTCAAGCCCCTCAATGTCTCTGAGGCCTTTGCGCAATTCGGTCTCACCATGACCTCTGCCGACAAACTCAAGCTCCTCACCAACGAGTTCAAGAAACTCGAAGATACCACGTTCCTCAAACGCGGTTTCCGTGTGGAGCCGACTCTCAACCGTCACGTCGGCCCGCTCAGCCTTGTCACCATCCATGAGATGATCAACTGGCAGTCCCGGAAAGACACCAACCACGCCTTCGCGAAAGCAACATTTGGAAATGCGATACGTGAGTTGGCAGTCCACTCCGAGGCTGTCTGGAAGACAGATGCTCCTCTGATGTTTGACATGTACAAGCGCGCTTACGGCCACTCGTACCCTATCCAGGATCGCCTTATCCTCCTGGAAGCCGCCATGACCAAAGGCGTGCTCACCGGGCAGGACCTCATTGGTCTGCTCGGTGCAGCTGCCTCCATTGGCGACGGCCCAAACACACGGGTTGGTGCTGGCCACACTAACCTAAGACCCTGCAGGCTCTCACGATGCTTTGTCGTGATCCTGCTGGCCTTGGTAGTCTATTCAGACTTACTGATCAGTCCCCAACTGTGGCAGCCCCACGGAATTGACAGATCTCGAGCGGTCCCTGAGGCCCTCTATATCCGGCGGCAAACCCTCCGTCCGGACGAATGTTCATGGGTTGCTGAAACCTCAACTCAAAACAAAGCCGAACAAACCACTGTTGCGGCATCCAACGTCCCCACTTCCGACTCTCAGTCCATCACCACGATCTCCAACGACCGTCCTGGTGTCTCCGCCGAAGTCAATCATTCTGCGGACGTTCCGTCCTCTCTGCGACACATGAACACCACCCAGTTCGTCCCCTCGATTGCTGAATGGCTAGGAAACTTCCAGACCGTGAACACTACAACGGTCGACGCCACGTATCTCGCTGGCTCCTTTATTTTCTCCTACCCTCTTGATTCCTTCTTCTCCAATTCCGTCATTGCTCCCAAGCTTGTCGGATTTCAGGGAATTGTAGGAGACTTTATTGTGAAAGTCATCTCCAACGCCAATCAGTATCAGCAAGGCCGCTACCTTCTTGTCTGGCTCCCCGCTTACAATGTCGGTCAGCTCGGCTATGCTGCACGTCTCACCTCGCTCGCTACGATCACTCAGCTTCCTCATGCTGAGATAGACATTGCATGCGACAGCGAGGTCGATCTCCGAATCCCGTTCATCTTCCCATCAGCGTTCCACAATCTGATGACAGGTGACGGTGACTACGGAAATATCGGCCTCGTAGTCTACGATCCGTTCCAAACTGGGACTGGTGGTTCCACTTCGTTCAATTTCACCACCATGATCTCTATGGATCCTAAGACCGTGCAAGTCTTCAATCCGACCTACAATCTCACTCCCACGAGAACTGTCCAATCCGGCCGACGCCCCAAGTCAGGCGGCTCTGTTTCTGAAAAAGAAGCCGCCAAAGCCGGAAAAGGATACATCTCCTCTGGAGCTGGGATGGTCGCCAAGATCGCAGGCGCAGCTACTATTGCCGTTCCTGAGGCCGCCGTCATCACTATGCCCGTCAAATGGGCAGCCGAGCTCATCGGCGGAATTGCCAGCTACTTCGGCTATTCCAAGCCCCGTGATGAAAGCGGTCCAGGTCGCAT